TCGTCAATCAAAAAAGAAAAAGAAAAATGGCAAAGCTTAATCTTTCACAGATGAGAAAACTGAAAGCACATTCAGTTCATCACACACCAAAACACATGAACCTTATGAAAAAGCTCATGCGTGAAGGTAAATCATTTAAAGCTGCACATACAGCAGCACAAAAACAAGTAGGCAAATGAGTCTAACAAGATGGTTTAAAGAAAAGTGGGTTGATGTCAAAACAGGCAAAGACTGTGGTAGAGGTAAAGATGAAAAAGGTAGACCTTACCCTGCTTGCAGACCATCAAAAAGAGTTAATAAAAAAACACCAAAAACTACAGGTGAAATGACTAAAACAGAAAAAGAAAGATTAAAAAAAGAAAAGACAGGTTCAAAAAAAATTAGCTATCAACATAGAAGAAATAAAAACAGAGAAAAGTTAAGACTTGCATAAAGGTGTTATATTTTAAATAGCTTACATTTTTTATGGCAAAAGGAGTTTCTCTACGCAAAGAGCATAAAAATCCTACAGGAGGGCTTAGTGCTAAAGGTAGAAATTATCTTAATGCTAAGACAGGTAGTAACTTGCAAGCACCTGTCACAAAAAAAAGTGGTCTTTCTCCTAGACAGAAAGCCAGAAAAAAATCTTTCTGTGCAAGGATGTCAAAGGTAAAAGGACCATGTAAAAAAAATGGTAAGTTGACTCGCAAAAATCTTGCTTTAAAAAAGTGGAATTGCGAACCTTGTAAAAATTAACAAAACGAAAATCTTAATATCAATAGTGCCTGATGCGTCAGATAACACTTGAGAGAACAGACATTAGTGAAGTTAGTTTCTCAAATTATTTAATCAATCAACAGGAGAAAACCATTGGCTAACGCAACGGTAAGTAGACTGG